CTAGCCAATCAGACAGTCAGGTAATTGCTGACGGTGGTGACATCATGGGCTTGGCTGGTGGCGAGTATGGCTTGGTTTTGCTTGAAAAAGCTATCTACCGGATGACTTATATTGGTAGTCCGTTGTTCTTCCAGTTTGATGCTATCTCGCGTGGTATTGGCTGCTTATCTAATGGCAGTATCTCTCAATACAATGGCCTAACTTACTTTTTAGCTAATGACGGATTTTATGTATCAGATGGTCAGACTGTTAAATCCATTAGTGCTAGTAAGGTAGACAAATGGTTCTTTGATAACGCTGATCCTAACAGCTTTAACTTAATGTCATCGTCGGTTGATCCTGTTAAACGTCTTATTGCTTGGTGTTTTAGCAATGTATTTGCAAGTAAATTAATCTTGATATATAGCATTGATACAGGTAAATGGTCTTACGTTGAGACTACTGCATCTGCTATCTCTATTGCGATCACGCCTCCAGTAACACTTGAAGGATTGGACTTGTACAGTACCAGTATTGATGCGTTACCAGTATCGTTAGATGCTCGTCAATGGGCTGGTGGTGATCCGCTATTTGCTGGTGTATCAGGCCAGAAGATCATTACCTTCGGTGGTGCTAATAAAACAGCGTCTATTGTTACTGGTGACATTGATATTGGCAGGTCTGTGATTACACTTGCTAGGCCATTGGTAGACGGTGGATCGGCTTCTGTGGCTGTTTCAGCTAGAGCTAACCTATCTGACGCTATTAGCTATACAACACCTGTAGCGGCTGATACAGAGGGCAGAGCGCCATTACGATCTGCTGGTAGATATATGCGAGTGCAAACAATTCCATCTGGCTCATGGTCTACTGCTGTCGGAGTGGATATTGATATTACTAAACAAGGTGGCCGATGACACAGTTTAGAACGCTTCCTCCGTTTGGTGGAGATCAGCGAGCTGTCGCAGAAGTGGTGCGAGGCATTATGGATGGCAAGACTAATAATACTGGAACTGTTACGCTGGCTGTTGGTGGCGCTACTACCACTACTATTAACAATGAGCGTATAGGCTACGACAGCGTTATTTTACTTATGCCAACATCATCAAATGCTGCTGCTTATGCAACTAACTTATATGTTTCTGCAAAAGCACAGGGATCAGCAACTTTAACTCACACAGCAAACTCTACGGCAGGTAGAAGTTATGATTATATTATTGTTGGCTAATGGAAACTAAATACATTACTCCGCAAGAGTTAAGGTCGTGGTGGCCTTCCGTTAGACCAGGANTAGAGAATGTTAAGACAAAAAGCCCTGAAGATTGGATTGTTGAGGATGTNTATGTAGATTGCTATAACGGTAGATCGATGCTTTGGGCATTGATTGATAACAGTAGAGTTATAGGNTATTGGGTATTNCAGCCTGACGGTAATAAATTGCACGTTTGGGCTGGTTGGTCGTTAGAAAATAGACATGATAACCTTGAAAATGGATTAAAATACATAAAAGAGGTAGCACGTCAAGGTGGCGCAAAATATATAACATTTTCTAGCCATCGAAAAGGCTGGATTAAGAGGGCTAAGAGTCTTGGATTTAGCCCTAGACTATGGATAAGTGAGGTTTAATTATGGGCGGCCCATCGCAGCAAGAATTTACTCCAACAGAAACAATGCTCGACCCTACGCTGCGTCCTTATGTTGACACAGCGCTGAGTGAGGCAGAGAGACTTCGACAAGCTGGTGGCCCTGCTTACTATGGCGGTGAAACCTACGTCAAGCCAAGCGCACAAACTCAAGCAGCGTTGTTTTTAGCGCAGCAGCGTGCNGGTAAAGGTAGCCCATTACTNAAAGGCGCTCAAAGNACTGTACAAGGTCTNATGGGTACACAAAGCCCATATGAGTCACAGTATGCTAGTAGGGCTGGTCAGACTAGCCAATACGGTTCGGCATTTGATGCTTTGGCCGGTCAAACTAGCAAGTATGGCTCTGTATTTGATCAGATCGGTCAGGCTGCTAGTCCGTATCAGCAGCAATTTGCAGGCATGGCTCAAAACGCCTACGTTGATCCTAATCAATCCTTTTATGAGGGAATGCGAGGCGGTGCAATGCAGAATGAGGCATTAGCTGGCACTCGCGCAACGTCACAAGGTGCATATCTTGGTGGCAGTCCTTACCTTGAGGGTGCATTAGGCCAGGCTAATCGTCTAACGGCTGAATCTCTGCAAGAAGGTATCCGTGGTCTGCAAAGCAAAACATCAATGGCTGGTCGTTATGGTTCTGGTGCAGAGCAACAATTAGCTGGCAAGATGACTGACTCTGCGGCTAGGGCTTTAGCTGAACAGAATCAACAAGCGTACCTGCAAAACTACCAGCAAGAGCGTGGTTTGCAAGAACAAGCACTGCAATCTCTCGGTGGTCTGTCGCAACAAGGCTTTGTCAATCAACTCACAGGCGCTCAAGGTCTTGGCACTGCGGCACAGCAAGCCTACGCTAACCAGATGAGTGCTACACAAGCAGCTCAAGGTGTTTACGGCTCTGATCTTGCTAATCGTATGGCTGCGGCTCAAGCAGGTCAAAACGTGTACCAGCAAGACTTTGCTAATCAAATGGGTGCAACTCAAGCAGGTCAGAATGTGTACCAGAGTGACTATGCTAACCAAATGGCTGCATTAGCTGGCGCTCAAGGCGTAAGAGGCGAGGATATAGCTACACGTTTGTCTGCTGCTGGCATGGCTCCTGGTCTTGCTGCTGCTGACTATGCTGATCTTGATAGATTAATGGCTGTTGGTCAAGCTCAAGAAGGCTACACAGCGGCTCAACAGGCTGCTGATAAAGCTCGCTATGACTATACAGCTAATCTCCCGTATCAAACACTACAAAACTACGGTGCGTTTATCACTGGTTTGCCGCGTGGTGGTATCACTAAAGAATACGTTGCGCCTCAAACAGAAGCTGAAAAAGCTGCCGCTGCTGGTAGAACTACACAAACCAGCATGGGGCCTAGTTATCAGGACTACATTCGTAAATAAGGAATATTATGGCTGATCCAATTACACTAGCTGCTGTCGGTTCTGCAATGAGCGCTCCTGCTGCTGTTGCTGCTGCGACTCCTTTCACTATGGGTGCTATGGGTGCTGCTGGCGCTGCTGGTGCTGCTGGTGCTACTACTGCCGCTATGGGTGCAGGTGCAGGTGCGCTTGGCACTATGGGCGCAGTAGGCGCTAATCCACTAATTACAGCAGGAACTAATGCTGCACTAGCAGGAAATAGTTTGTTAAGTACGGCTGGAAATGCTGCTGCTGCAAATATTATTCCTACTCAAGCGTTCCCTGCTGCTTTGTCATCAGCTAATCCTGCATTTGTTGGCCCACAGACATTTATGGGGCCACAAGCGCCAACAATGATGCAGTCTGCTATTAACACAGGTCAAAATATTCAAGGATTGATGTCTGAGAATCCTGCATTAACTAGCGTGGCTAAACAAGCTGCTGGTGGAATGATGCAGCCTCCACCACCACCTAAAGTATTGCAAGCACCACCAATTCAAAGCGGTCAATTCGCTCCTGTAGACTTTATGAGCTTACTTAGCCAAAAGCCACCACAGATGCAGCGTCGCACTTCACTGTTAGGATAATTATGGCAACTCAACAAGAACTTGATGAGCTTTATAGTACTTTTCCATCATCACAACCTTCTGGGTTGACTGGATTTGCACAGAATATCTTTGGCGCGGTTCCTACTTACTACGAGGGATTACTTGGCCCTGCTGAGACACAAGCGCTGCAAAAGAGATCGACTAATCAAGGCTTGTTAGGCGCTGCTATCGGCTTGCTAGGCGGTATGGGTACTCGAGGCACTACTGCTGCACAAAACATCGCTGGCGCTCTTAGTGGTGGTATGCAAGCCTCACAGGGTGCTATTCAGCAAGGTTTGACTAATTATCAGATGCAACAACAATTAGCACAAACTAAGATTGCTCAAGATCAAGCTGCATCATTACGCGCTGACGTTGCTAAAGTTATGCAAATGCCAGAGGTTCGGAATAATCCTGCATTGATTGCTTCTTTGCGTGCTGATCCTGCTAAGACTTTGGCATGGATTAATGAAAACATGGCTGTTAGCCAAGCATATCAACCGCAAGCTCCACAACAACAAGCTCCACAAGCACCAGGCGCAGTAACGTCTATGGTTGAGCCTCCACCGCAACTAGATGGAAAAGCGTTACCAGTAGTGCCAGTTACGGCAACAAGGTCTAAAGTAGAAACAGAGATAAATAGACTATATACAGCTAATCAGCGTCTTACTGGATTGCCAGGTACGACTGCACAAAATGCCATTAAGAGTAACTTAGATCAAATTGCTGCACTTCAAAAGCAATTAATGAAAGAAAGTGTGTCTGAATTTGATTTTAATGGCATTAAAAATGCGGTATCTCCTGATCTATTGCCACAAGTTAATAACTTACAACGTCTTGCTGAGACAGGTCAGATTACGGCAAAAGACTTGCAGGATGGTCTGAAAGATATTCAAAAAGCTGATTATGAATTTAAAAATAGTCAGCGTGATTACACTAAAGAATCTGTCAGGATTGCTGGAAAAATGTTTCCAAATGTTCCATTTAATTCACTTAATCCGCAGCAACTTGGTGAATTAACGGATGAGATGGATAAGCGTGAAATTGCTAAACGCAAAGCTGGTGCAACTAATGTAAGCGTTAGCACAGGTAAGGCATTTGGTACTGAGTTTGGTAAAGGTGTTGCTGAATCAGTAGGCAATACATTTTCTGCTGCACAAGGCGCTCAATCAACTCTTAGTGCGATTCAGAATATTCGCCCATTGATTCAATCTGGTGTATATGCAGGCCCATTGAGTAGTGTTCCTAGAGTAGTAGATCAATTAGCTACAAGTCTTGGGGTAACTGGTAAAGATAATAGCGAAAAACTTAAAAATACCGCTGTTGCTATGCAAGGTCTTGCAAATCTTGAGTTGTCTGCTGCACAAGCAATGAAAGGTCAAGGCGCAATTACTGAAAATGAGCGTGGTTTGATTAAGCGTGCTGCTGCTGGTGACTTGCAGACATTTACACAGCCTGAAGTATTGGCTCTGCTTAATGCTCTTGAGAAAACATCGCAATTTAAGATTAAAGCACATGAGAAAAACTTAGGAAGATTGCGTAATCGTCCTGATACTGCTGATCTCGCTGACTTTTATTCGCTAGAGCAGCAAGCTCCAGCAGCACCATCTGCTCCTACTGGCGTAAGAAAATATAATCCTGCGACAGGGAGACTTGAATAATGGCAAAAGTAATTGATGTGCCAGGTCAAGGATTAGTTGAGTTCCCTGATTCAATGTCAGATGAGCAGATTGTTGCGGCTATTCAAAAAGTATCTACGCCACAGCAAACTACTCCTATGCAAGACTTCACTCGTGGAGCTGGTTTGGCCGCTAGAGGCGCTGCGCCTGTTGCTGCTGGTGCTGGAGCTGGATTCTTGGCTGGTGGCCCTATAGGTGCGGTTGCTGGTGGACTTGCATTGCCATTAGCTGAAATGGCTACACAAGGCGCAAATATAGTTCTACCTAAAGGTATGCAGATACCATCACCATCTGGTGCGGTTGAGGGATTGCTTACAAAGTTAGGTTTTCCTGTTGCACAAAATACTAGTGAGCGAGCAATTCAAGCTGCTGGTGGTGCTTTAACTGGTACTGCTGGTCAATTGGCTGCATTGCCAAGCGTCGCTAAGACTGCTGCTACAGAGTTTGGTAGGGGTATGGCTGGAACATTAGCGCAACAACCTGGTCGTCAATTGGCTGCGGCTGCTCCTGCGGCTATGGCTGCTCAAGCTACTGGTGAGTCTTTTGGCCCTGTTGCTGGTCAACTTGCTGGTGCTGCTGTAGGCGCTCCATTTGGTGTTGGCGTAAAGGTTCCTGGCGGTGTATCAAGAGAGCAATTGGCAGTTCAATCTAATGCCGCATTTAGACGCGCTGAAGAATCTGGCATTGCTTTAAATCCTTTTAGATTTAACAAGCAGATGGGTGATATATCTGTTGATCTTCGTAATGAAGGTTACACGCCTACTGCTTATCCTAAAGTTGAAGCAGCTATCAAAGAATTGACGCTTAATCCTAGACCAAAGGATTTTGTTGAGTTACAGGCTTTACGTAAGATCATTACAAATGCACAAGCTAGTATTGATCCTGCTGAAAAGCGCATTGCCACTATCTTAAAAGATAAGTTTGATGATTATGTATTAAATGCACCAGATAAAGATGTTATGGCTGGTGACGCTAAAAGTGGCGCTGAAGCATGGAAACAAGCACGAGGTGAATACTCAAAGCTAATGAAGGGTGAAGTATTTGAAAAGATGCTTGAGAACGCTCAATTAGACGTTAGTAAGTTTACGGCATCTGGCTCTGAAAATTCACTTGCACAGCAATTGCGCCAGTTAGCTAAAAACGATAAGAAGATGCGCTTGTTTACCGCTGGTGAAAGAGATGCAATTAAGGCTGCTGCTAAAGGCGGCAATACTCAAAACCTTCTTAAATTCTTTGGTAGGTTTGCTCCTACTGGCCCAGTAAGTAGTATGTTTTCTGGTGGCGCAGCAGTATATGAGCCTACTATCGGTCTGCCAATAGCTGCTGGTGCTACTTTATCAAGAATAGCAGCGACTAAAATGAGACAAGGAAGTGTCGAGGATTTGGCTAACATGATGCGCTCCGGTGTAATGACTAAGCCACCAGCCTCGCCTTATCCTGCTATTACCGCAACTCGTGGTCTGCTTTCTCCACAGATTAGTTCTGAAGAACTCCAACAAATTTATGGTGGTCAATAATGGCAAAGACAAAGATTAGTGAATTCGACACAGACCCTGCGTTAAATACTGACATTGACAGTATTAACATTGCAGAGGGATGCGCTCCTAGTGGCATTAACAACGCTATTCGTGAGCTTATGTCGCAACTCAAGAATCAGCAGTCAGGTACAGACGGCGATAGCTTTACTGTTGGCGGTAATCTTACTGTTTTGGCTCAAGGTGATGTCAGACTATCAGATGCTGACTCATCTAACTATGTTGCATTGCAAGCACCTACTACGTTAGCTGCAAACTATACGCTGACAATGCCTACGGCTGATGGCACAAGCAGCCAAGCTATTAAAACAGATGGCGCTGGCACATTGTCATTTGGAAATTGCGTTTCAACTGTAGGCTGGACAGGCGGTATCGTATCTGTAGCTACAGCGACAACTACTCCTGCGCTTACTGTTGCAGGTACGTCTGGCGGTGTTCCATATTTTAGTAGTGGCTCAACTTGGACATCATCTAGTGCATTAACTGCAAACGCTATTGTCGTTGGTGGTGGTGCTGGC